TCCTTCTGCAAAAGTAGGCGCTTCGTACCCTTTGTAAAGGTTAGTGCCCTGATCGCCCTCTTCAAAGGGCTGGTGGTAGTATCTACCGGGATCACCTGTAATGGCTGGCTTGGTTCCTTCTGCAAAAGTAGGCGCTTCGTACCCTTTGTAAAGGTTAGTGCCCTGATCGCCCTCTTCAAAGGGTTGGTGGTAGTATCTGCCTTCGTCTCCAACAATAAAAGGCTTGGTTCCTTCTGCAAAAGTAGGCGCTTCGTACCCTTTGTAAAGGTTAGTGCCCTGATCGCCTCCTTCTCCAAAGTAGGTCTTCACGTAATCATCCAACTCCAGGCCTCGGTCCCCGGTGGTCTCCGGGCCGAAGAAATAGCGCATAAAATCATCCAGACCCGAACCAGGAAAGCCGCTGTCTCCGGCTGAACCCAGAGGGGGCACTACGGGTGTGTCGCTGCCGGGGGACACATCGTCCCCAGGGGGCACATTGACAACTCCGTTGTTCAAATCCCACACATTGGACGGGTTGTTCACCGGCGAGAAGGCAGGGGCGAACGTGCCCCCTTGCGCCGTGCCGCCCTGAGCCGATCCGCCCAAGCCCGTGCCCCCACGGCCGCCCAGGCCGATCCCGCCGCTGCCCCCCAAGCCCCCTGCTCCCCCAGCGCCGCCTTGAACTGACCCTTCCGCAAAGTTGACCATGCCCTGAAAGGCCCCTGGATCCAACCGCATGGCGTCGGCCAGGGCTACCATATCGGCCCCGGTTATGCCGGGCGTCTCGCCTCCCTGGGGGATCAGGCCCTCCATGCCCCGGAAGAAAGCGTCCATATTAAACGGCCCCGTTTCGGCCCCGGCGCCCCCAGCACCCCCTTGGGCTACAACGGAATTGGGATCAAAGTTGACCAATGGACTGTCGCCGAAATCTACCAAGGGGCCTTCGGGCATAGCAAGCCCCCCTCCCGTTCCGCCCATCGCCGTTATGCCCCCTTCCTCAATGTTAAGCAAGGGTGTATCGGGCATAGTAAACGCGCCACCCGCGCCCCCTTCGCCGCCCATGACGGAACCCGGCTCAAAGTTGATCAGCTTCTCAGGTAATTGCAGTAAGCCCCCTTCGGGCATCTGCATAGTTGCGCCGCCGCCGCCCATACCCCCGGCACCACCCCGCACAGCCCCTTCGGCAAAGTTGACCAAAGGATTGGAGCCAAACTCCCCAAAGTCTACCAGCGGCCCTTCCGGCATTTCAAAGAAGGGGCGCGAACCAAACTGACCCAGATCCACCAGGGGGCCTTCGGGCATTTCAAAGAAGGGGCGCGAACCAAACTGGCCCAGATCCACCAACGGCCCTTCGGGCATATCGAACTGACTGCGCCCGCCTTCGCCACCCAGAGCCGTAAAGGCGCCCGGTTCAATATTAACCAGGGGACCCGCCGGTCCCATAAACTGGGCCAGCGGATCGAACAGGTTGGTCTTGATCTCTTCGGGGGTCCACATGGATATGGGGTAGCGTTCTGGCGGCGCCACCCGCTCGTCGGCCAGTCCACCCTCAATCTCCGAAGTCGGGGGCTCAGGGGTAACAGGTAGGTCGGTTGTGGCCCCACCGGCTTCAGGTCGGGCGGCAGGCGCATACTCGTTCTTGGCCGTCAACTGCGGTTCAAAGATACCCGGCGCCCACATTACGTCCCGGGGGCGTTGTAGCAGGTTTTGCCCATAGCCAAACGCATCCTGCATGGCCGTTTCCAGGAAGGGCATTTCTACCCGGTTGAAGCGGTGCTCCATCTGCTTCCGCATCAACTCGGCAATGCTGGCCTGGGCGTCAATCAGGCGGCGCTGCTCGTTGGTGTAGCCCCCACTGCCACCCCCATCATTAAAAAGACTGCCCAGTATGGTGGGCAGTAGCTCAGCTGCCAATGCTCCCCACATAATATCAGTCCTCAGTTCTTTGTTTGAAGGTCAGGTCGTCCACCTTTTGCTCCAGGAGCGCAATCCGCACCGACAAGGCGTCGTCGGGGTGCTGGATCAAGTGTTGATTGAACGCCCCCGCCAGCTTTTCCTGGTTGTCCACCGCCATGTCCATGCGGGCCTTGATATCCACCAGGATATACAACGTCAAGGACAGCAGCACAGGCACCACAATAGATGCCCAGGCTTGCACGTTCGACATGAGCCGTTCTTTGGCTTCCGGTGCCATCAGTCAAACTTTCTGCCGGCCTTATACCCGGCGGCAATCAGGGTATTGAGCACCCCAAACAACACAGCGTAAATCCCCTCATCCGTCCAGAATCGCTCCGAGCCCACGGGCCAGCCCCCCTCCCTGAATATAGCGTAAATGGCCATGATAATCACGCCCGCACTCACATTGCCCGCCGCCGCCTTGCCCACATCCACCTGGCCCTTTTTGTCCAGCACCCCCCGCGCCTTGGGTTGGGAAGCGGGGACCCCCTTATGGTCCCGCAACAGCTTGTTATCGGCCTCCAGTTGCCGCACCCGATCCTGCAACCGCTGGTTCAGGTTGGTCAGTTGCTCTACGCGGCGCTCCAGGGGATCGGACCGATTCATCAGTCGGGGCTCCAGTGCACCACATAGTACGGATCTCTCGATAGCAGGTGCGGCACATAAAAGGCGGGCGGCTCGATCTGATCGCCCGAGTACTCCTGCAAGACCTCCTCGGCGTTACGGGGCGGCAACGGGCTTTGCGGCGTGGTCTGGGGTTGCTTATCGCACGACTTGAGCAGCATGTGCCCGGCCATGGCCAGGGCACCCCCCAACAACGTCGCCGCCTTGGCCACCAGCACCCGGCGCAGGCGCGACTTGCGCTTGCGGTATCTTAGGAGCCGTCGCGCCATGCGGTTACGCAGTCAATCAGGGTCTGTGACGCAATCAGGGCCAAGGTGTACCAGAGTATATTCGGATCGTCCACCACCTGGCCCACGGCCACCCCGGCTACGCCCGCGCCAATGCGCTTGGAGACAAAGGCGGGGATGCGGTCCTTGATTTGACTCCACATATCAACCTGCTTTCAGTATAATACGAGCGACCAACTGTACAATAGCCTTACCCTTGAGGAATTTCAACAGGATCGGGATCAGGGGCATGTTCTTTTGCCTCTCCGTTTAAACTGGCTTTCACCATTTCCAGGGCCTTAATCTGGCCCAATACCAATTGCATTTCAGGAGACTGGGCTTGCAATTGGGCATTGATCGCCTTGGCCTGTTCGTTCAGTTGGGCAATCTTGGTGTTGAGCTGGTCGGCGGTCATTCGCTCAACTCAGCGGGAGGTGCCAGGGCCGCTTTGGCCACTTGTTTTTCGTGCCGTTTCACTTGATTGGCTATGACGCGCCACAGTACAGCGGCCATATCGTCGGCGTCTACATTGGCTTTGCCCAACACCACCAATTGAGTAGCGTATTCAGCGTCTAACCAATCTTGTATGCGGGTCAGCTCAGCGTTGCCTACCGTGCGCCCGTCCGTGATAAGTACATTGTTGGCCGACGCAGGAAAAGACAAAGCGTTTTTAATGTTCGTATTAGTCGCCATTTAAGCGGTCCCCTTTAACTTTTTGAGTTCGTTGAGCAACAAAACCGATAGCATTTGATAGCGCACCGAATAAGGTTTACCGTCCTTCATGTTTACCAATTCGGGCATGGTTTCATACACCTCTTCGGCAATTAGGCCAAAGTCGCGCAAGCCTGGATCGCCCACTTCCTGCGCCCAACCTTTAGGTACTCCATCTGGATCGCGCCAGGTAAACATGCGCGGTTTTAAGTCATAGATTCGATCTGAATCCACGCCCCCTGTAATCTCGTCTTTATAATGGGCACTGGACGTAACCGAGTGCAGTTCATTGCTGCCGTTGATGTTGACATCGGTTGAAGCAGCGGCGGCTAGTAGGGTGGTGCAGAAGATGCCCCCGTCGGCCGCCACGCGGAACTGCCGTACTAAACTGGCACCATTGGCCCGCGAGTAAAAATCCAAATGCGCCCCAAACTGACCGTCTGTGCCGTTTTCCTTGGCTGCCCGCACCCCAGCAAAGGCCGTCTGCCCACCTCCTGATTGGTACACGCCCCCAAACAAAATACCTGCCCCTACATCGGCGGCTAAGGCTGTATCGTCCAGCGATTTTATGGTACTGTCAAAGGCACTTTCGGTTACAGCCGTTCCTCGCACATCCAGCATTTGACTGGGACCGGCTGTACCAATGCCTACGTGCCCATCATCCCCTTCAACCACCAGCTTGGTCGTATCTACCGTAAAATCATCACCAGCGGCGGCGGATAACGCTATATTCAAGGCCGCCCCGGTAGCCTGCGTGATTGTATTGCTGGTGTAGGTAGTGTTTCCAACTACAAAGCTCGTGTTCGCCGTGATGGTGGTTCCGGTGATTGCGGCGGCGGACGCGGCTCCAATCGTGGTGCCGTCAATCGAGCCCCCGTTAATATCGCACGTAGCCACACTGCCCAAATCGGTAACAGTGGGAGCGGCCGCCGCTCCAATTGTCACCCCATCTACAGTGCCCCCGTTGATGTCTATGGTCGTAACGGTGCCCAAGTCCGACCAGGTGCCCGTCATCTGGCCGCCCCCATCAAAACGCACCGTGCCCGCATCTACCCACAGGGAATACCCGGCGGTAGTGTGGGTTACGTTGGTGCTGGCTACCGGCGCACCCTGAATATAGAGCGTGGCGGCGTTGGTCATGGTCAGGGTGGCCGTGTCCCCGGTCATGGTGGGGATGCCGATAAAGTTGGCCGCCCCGATGGCAATGGTGCCGGACCCATTATCAAAGTTCTGGGTCTGAGCCGGGATATGGGCCTGCTGGCCCACAGACGTGATCGCCGTGCGCGTGGTCAGGTTGTTTAAGGTCAGGGCAGCCCCGTCCACATTAGCGCCCCCGAAGGACAGGGCATCCTGGCCTGCGTCCAGTAAAATCAGGTTGGCGTTATTGGCCCCTTCTACTCGAAAGTCCAGATCGTTGCTGTCGTCGTTGATAATGGTACCATTGGCCCCTGTGCGGAATACTTCCGTGGTCAAGGTACCCCCTACCGCTGTTTCAAGGACAAATTCAGCGGCATCGGCAGCAGCCGCATCGTTGACCATTCTTACGTCCAGTCGCGCGTAGTTGGTCTGCGTGTCCGCGTCGTCGGGCATTTTCCACACAGTACCAATACCCGACGATCCGTCCGTCATATTGCCCCCGTCGGCCGGGTCCCATTCCAAAAAGGCCACATCCTGCACCGAGGCGGCGGCGTTGGCGTCTTCAAACCAACCCATCAACTCAAAGCGCACTCCCGTAGAGCCGTCCTGGCCCAAAACGGTCGCGGAGGTGGCGTCCAGCAACTTGGCTATAATGGTCGGGTTGGCATCGACTTCCACCCCGCCGATATCATCGCCCGTGCCGTCTTTTAAACTGTTGTCGGTAAACGCATCCAGTACTGGAGTAGGCATACTCTTATCCTTTAAGCGGCGGTTATTTGCCGGCCCGTGCGGTTGGATTCAATGACCAGGCCGTTGACCTTGAACCAGTCGTCCGTGCCGCTGGTTTGGCACTGCACTCGTATAAAGTAGCCCCGGGAGACCTTGGTGGGGCGAATGTACTTGCCGGCCAACCCCGAGCCGCCCCACACGGCCGCGCCCCAAGTACCCACACCCCACCCGTCCGACGAGCCCAGGTTGTTCAGCACTTCGGTGGACCCACCCGGTTCGGGCCAATTCTTGCGGCCCATGACCAGGGACGTGTCAATGGCGTAATCGCCGTTGGCCTTCACGTCCATAAAAAGCCGGTGGTACCGCTTCATGTAGTTGGGCCATCCCTGCGAAAAGGAAGGGGATTGGAAGCGGGCGACATAAGCCGATTGATTGCGGTCGTAGCCCTGGTGCATCTGATACACGCGCCCGTTGGTATCGCCCTGTACGGCAATCTCTTCACCCGAGACCCGCAGCAAGGTACCGGCGGTCAGTTTGTTAAAGTCGTGGTTGGTCCACCTCACGCGGCGCGTCTTGCTCTGCGCCGTGTTGGCAATGACGCCCTCAGACGGGGTGCTCGAGGCCGTGCCGTACTGTAGGTAGTATTCGGCGCGGTCTTCGTCGAACAGCGCCCAGGCGGTGGATTGGGCCGTTTTGAGCCGCCGGTCCACGATGGGCTTGATCGGCTCGGAGATATTCACCGGGCGAAACCCACCCGTGCGCTCGGTGGGGGCCATAGCGGATACGCCGTTGTCCGAAAGCCAGTATAGCGCCCCCTCGGAAATGCCGCTGCCTTCCTTAATCGTAAAGTGGGACGGGCAGCCCACGCTGCCCGACACGCGCCAGATGGACGAGGCTTCGATGGTGGACTCAGGCGAGATATGGAATATGCGGTCGCGCTTGAAGATAAATAGGTGGTCCATGAAGACGGTCATGCCCGTAATGGCCCCTGAGCGCCCGTCTACGGCAAAGGACCCGCCCAACGTGGTCCAGTCCTCCGCATCATCCACCGCGCTGTAGTGCAGCACAGAGCCTTCGGCCATCCACAGACGGCCGACAAACTGGACGGGATACTGACCCGTAGCCGGGGGAGAGCCCCCCAAGGCAGAGACGCCCGCACTCGCTGTATACTTTTGCGGGGCGTCCACCCCGTTGGTCAGGATGGTCAGTAGCGCGCCCGTGGTAACACCGTAAAAGTCGGTGCCCGACCAGCGGGTATCGTCGTCCGTATCGAAGCCCGTGCCCCCCGTAGCCGCGCTGAAATCGCCCGTAGACCGTTCGTTAATCACCCCGGCCGAGTCGCAAGCCAGCAGGCGCGTCCCCTCGTTGTGGTCGAACAGACCCGTCACGCGGCCCCCAAAGTCGGTGGTGCCCCCAATCCGCGTCGTGCCCTTCATCTTTTCCGGCTCGGTCGAGTCCCGCTCGTAGATCATATTGAGCAGGGTCCAGGTGGCGCCGGGGGGATACTCGGGCGAATGGGGCTCAATGAGGCGGTAGATGCCCTTGGAGAAATCGTAGTGCCTGTCTTCGACTTTGGCCATCAGTTTACCTTGGGGATGAAATACCCATTAATGGTAACATGGATGTCGTCGTCGCTAATATGTTTCGTAAAGGCCGTGGCAATCGTCCCCATGGTGAGCGACATAAATGGACCACGCTGAAAGAGGGCGAGGTATGGCTTATGAAGCGTCTTCGTAAGCATGGTCTTATATATCGAGAGATAGCCGCTATGTTTCGTGTTCATTTGTCTACTGTGGCCTATATTTGCACGGGCAAACACTGGAAACATCATAAGTAATCACCAGCGCCTGATAGCCGATTTCGTGTCGAAGTAAGTCGTAGAGCGCACCGGGTATGAACTGCGCCCGTAGCGCCGATAGGTCTGTACGCCCATACTCTGATCTCTACGATAGTCTGATTCCCGCTTATTGAGCCACCCTCTACACCGTTCGTACTGCCGCCACTCTTCGGCCGCGTCCTGGCCCATGTTCTCGTAGCGGAAGGCGCGGTACTTGAGCCGGTGTTCCACCGCATCGTAGGCAATCTCGGGGGCGTCCCCGCCGAACAGATTGGTGGCAAAGGTGGTGTTCTCCGAGAAGAGAATGGTGTACCACACGTCCATCAGGTAATCGTCGGTGGGAAAGGGCCACAGGATGACGCGGGGGTTATCCGACGAGTCGCGGGAGACGCGGGCGAAGAAGGCGGGCCTCCCTGAGTTGTCCCGGTGCAAGTCGCCCCCACTGGCTTCGATCAGATCAGCAAAGTTCTTGGGGTGGACTTGACGATCGACGCTACCGGCTAGGGGCCAACCCGTGCCTTGCCCGTAGGTAACAAACTGGGCTTCGTCGAAGTCCGAGTCGGATATCGAGTAGGTGTCCTGGAAGCAGCGATACCCGGTAGCCGTGGCTGTGGTGCCTTTGTAGGAGACGGCCAGGGTCAGGGTGTCGGGACTGCTGGCCGTATCTACATCCGTGACCTCATAGGACGTTTCGTCCGACGTGCGCCGAAACCACATACCAACCGCAACGCTGCCGAAATTCTCCGCGTCGTCCCCGTCCGCGTCCACCGACGTAACCGTGGTAGAGCCGTTGGTGACGGCCACACTACCCGTGGTCACATCGTCGGTCGTGACCAGAGTAGTGTGCTTGAGGCCCCACTCGTAGCGGTGGGCGGCAAGAATGTCCCGCTGGGCGTTGTTGGCCTCCTCGATCAGCATTTCCTCGAGGATATTGCCCGAGGTAAACTCGGTTATCTCGCTTTCGCCGATTACCTTATTTGCAGCATTAACCACAAAGCCGAGGGTCTTAGGCATGGCCTACCCCCTTAGAAGCCTCGACTGGTTCTGCCGCTGGGACGCTTGCGCGAAGAACGACCGCCCCCCAATGTCTTGCCATACTTTTTTACAGCTCTTTTGGGAACAGGCTGGGCGCGTTTCTTAGCTACTGCTTGCGCGGCTCTCCCTACAGGACTTCTTCGACGTGGCATGATAATTCCTTTCAGTTAAGTGCGGACTTATCCTAGTCCGCTGGTGTCCCCTTTTTCCAAATAGGTCCCCGTCACGAACAGTTCGTCCCCGTCGGCGGCCGAGCGCGTGGTAATTACCACATTGCCCGGGGCCTCCCGGTTGGGATCGGGCAGGTTGCCGTTGACGTGGCCCGACCAGTCAATCTCCCCGTTGGTAGCCCCCAGCGGGATGGTGGCAATGACGTTGTCCGAAGAGGCGGGGATGGAGTCGAACTCAATGTCGGCCGACACGCCCGCACTGGCGGCCCACTCCAAACTGGTCAGAGCAAAGCGGGGCGTGTTGTGTTTGCCCGACACCACATCAATGTCCAGCAGGACCCCCGCGTCCAAATCCTCGGCGTTGTCCGCGTCCCAGATGACTCGGGCCGTGAACGAACCGAAACGGCCCAGGGTCTTCTGGCTTGCTTCAATCGGTGGTTGTGGCATTAGGCACCTCGTTTCTTGGAAGGCTTTTTCTTGGCCGGGGCCTTTCGGCCCACCACCTTCAGCACGGGCTTCTCGGCTTCGACTACGGCTTCGGCCACTCGGCCCGGTTGCGTACCGGCCTTACGCTGTTTGGTCGTCTCAGCCAGCACCCGTTCCACGTCTTCCAATGTGATCGGGTGATCGGGGTAGCCCCGATTCCACCGGTCTACGATGGTCTTGGGCGCTCGCCCCTTGCTGAAGTGGGTGTTGATGATATAGCCCACGGTTTTGAGAGACAGCATAGATTAGGCTCCGTCGTCGGTCGGCGTGTCAAAGGCGGCCTGCGGCGAATCAGCCGCAAACCAGCCGGCCACATTGGCGTCGGCCGAAGGCGAAGTATTGTCGGTGATGTAGTCGGCCAGATTGCCTACCGCCGTAGCGGTCAGCCAGTTGGCTGCTGTGCGTTGCGTGGCCGTAGCGATGGCCAGAATAGCCGTGGTGTCAGCGCCCCAGGCGTGGAGGGTGTTGTTGTTGGCCACCAGTCGAGCGGCGCCTACACCGTTGTGGATACAGGCGCCGGGCAAGTTTGAGCTGACCAGGATATCGCACCCCTCTATCGTGACGGAGGTAGCCAGCACTTCTACCCCATACTGAGTCAGGTCTGCTGCATCGTAGATTTTGCAGTCGCGGATTTCACTGTACTCGGACCCCACGTTGATGGTGATGCCGTTCTGGCCCGCATCCAGGATGGTACACCCTTGGACCAGGGACTTCAAGGCGCCGTCGGTGGCGTCGGTGCCCAGGATGATACCGTCCTTGTCCGAGTCCGTCATGCCCACCATATCGAACCAGCAGTTGATAATCCGGGTACCCGTGTAATCGGTGGCCGTACTGGCGGTGTTCACGTCAATGATGGCCGTATTGACCGTAGCCGCCGTGACGTTGTCGTCGAAAGCCAGGCTGGCCACCGTGCAGTTGTTGGCGTTGATCTCGATTTCGCTTACGTCGGTGGCGCAGACGATGGTGACGTTGGGATACTCGTGCGGGCCGACAGACTGGGCCGCCGTCAAGGTCACGTCGTCTTTGGACATGGTCAGGGCCGCGGTGATGGTGTAGGCCCCGGGCAGGACGGCGACAATATCGCCCCGGCCCGCCACCGCCGAGTCCAGGCCTTTCTGGATGGTGGCAAACGGCTTTTGGGGCGACTTGCCCGAAAGGGTGTCGGCCGGAGCGGATCCGCCCCCCGCCGCTACATAACCCGAGGCGCCCACGTACCAGACCTGGCCGCCCGGGTTGTTGAAGGCGGTGATGCCGCCCTGCGCTACAATGTGATAGGGAAACGAACGTGCAGTTGCCATGGGTTTTCCTTTTCAAGTAAAGGGGCTTCGGGCTGTCGGGCCTACTCGCCCCACCCTACCGGCTACATCGGGATGGTCCCGGCACCGGCCCGGGTTTCTTACTTTTTACGAAGCGGCTGAAGTCGGGAAGATGCGGCCCGTCTCGTCTACAGCGTCGGCTTCGTAGTTTTCAAAGCACATGCAGGATCCGGGATCCAGCATCGCCGTCAAGGTGCCATTGCCGAACACGTTGTAGGAAATGATGCCCGTAGCCGCTGCTGAAAACTGGATGCTGTGCGCCCCGATCATGATGAACTGGTTGCGCGTCACCAGACACGACAAATGCGCCACCGTCGATTCCACCGCCGCCTCGTCCCACGAGTTGGTGGTGTTCATGCCGTTGAAGATATTGTCCTTGATCTCCACGAAGTGCGCGGCCGCATCTTCGATTACCACGGCGCTGTCGGGGCCGTTGGCTTCTACGTAGAAGCGGTTGTGCTCGACTACGGTGTGTAGGCCCGCTGCGGCGATGGTGACGGTGTCCAGGTTGTTGGCCCCGCAGGCAAAGGTGCAGTTGCGAATGGTAGTGCCCGCCGCCGCCACATTGATAACGGCCGTCTGAGCCGCTGTGCTGCCGGCGGGAAAGTGCAGATTCTCAATGACAGCGTTGGCTCCCGTTACGGAGATGCCGTCGATAGCCCCGTTGACCTGGATGGCCGAGGCGTTGATGTTGCCCTGGGGGTCGATGCCGGTCAAGGTAACGTCGGCCGTATCGAAAGCGATGGCCGCCGTAACCGTGACGGCGCCAGGCAGGACCACAATGGTGTCCCCGCGTCCGGCCACTACCTTGGCAAAGGCACCGGCCGTGCCGTCGATGGTGGACAGGGGTTGTTCGGGCGTCAAGCCGTGGTTGGTATCCGACGCGCTCTTGCCGTTTACGGCGACGGTGCCGCCCCCGACAAAGAAGACCTGGCCCCCCGGTTTGTCCAAGTTGATCCAGCGTCCGTGTACGAAATTGAGATTGGCCATTGTTTCTTTCCTTGGTTGTGTAGGGGGTTTGGCCCGAGAGCTACTTCCCCCTCTCTGTAGTGAACCCGCCTAGGCCTTCTAGGGGGCGAGATTTTTTACACGCTAATACCCACTGGCCTACTTTCTTCTAGGCCGCCAACTGTGGGTGCTGGCACCCCGACTATGCACCCCTCTTTGGGTTGCCTTCGCCTTGGGCTTGGCCTTTGCCTTGCGCTTTCTAGGCCGCCAACTATGAGTACTGGCCCCTCGGCTATGAACGCCCCTTTGGGTGGGTGTGACTCTGCGTTTAATTCGAGGCATTATTTCCCCTTTCTTAGAAGGCACAAATGCTCTAGGGTTGTTATTGCTTGAGTTATCAAACGCCCGGCGAGCCGAAGACTCCGCGTGGATCGGCCCATCCGCTACTCTGAGAGAACATTAAACTCGTCTTATGGTCCTTGCTTTCAAACTCCACCTCGTAATCGGTCCACGGCGTTTCGCGCTCGTAGAGCAGCAGGAAGTGGTCTTCCTTGCGCGCCACCAGGAACCAGGCGTCCGTGTCGGTCAGGTAGTTCCACACGCAGGCCTGAACGATATCCTGCAGCGGATTAGACGCATTGGTGTCGTCTTCGGGCGAGTAGGCGCTTTTAAGGTAGCGGTGCGCCTCAAAGCGCAACTCCTTGGGCACCAGCAGCAGGGCCGGCTCGATCATGAGCCGCTTGCCCCCGCCGTCGCGGAAATCCGAAAAGTCGATCATGGCCTGCTCGAACGACGTTTGACTCAGATCCGCTGCGTTGGTCAACGTATTCGAGTAGGTCGAGCCGTCTTCCCGGTTGTGGGCGGTAGAGAACAGTTCCACCCCGTCCGGTCCCGTGAAGTTGGAGTCAAAGCCGTTGATGAAATGGTTGGCCAACAGGGTCTCTTCCGTGGCCACGGCCATGCGCCCCAACTCGGCGGCCTGTTCTTCCATGGTGCCGTAGAGGTCTTCGCGGAACATGCGGCGGGTAATCCGCATCCCGTTCCCGTAGTCCAGATGGGTGAACGTGTTGCGGAAGCCTTCGTTGAGACTGACGTAGGACAGAGATTGCCCTTCGCTGATCTCGGTCATAACCCCGGCCCCGCCGGCGGTCTTGGTGTCTTCCTGGTACTGGGTGGAGTCTCTCACGTTGAAGATATCGCGCCCTTTGCGGGGGCGCTGTTCCCACTCGTCGAAGACGATGATGTCGATACCACGCAGGGTCGTGTGGTGCGGCCAGGCGCTGGTTCCCATTATAGATGCCATGGTTACACCCCCGTTGTGGTTTTGAAAGAGTGCTCGTTGATATTGCACACCAACTCGGCGTTAGCCGCCAGGGTGTTATCCACCCGCTGCAACAGATCCATAATGCGGAACTGGAAGGTCGCCGTATCGGCGTCCGACAGATTCAGTTCGTGCCCGGAGATGTTGGTGTTGGTGTTACCCGCCCCGGCAACCAGATCGGTATTGGCGCCGATCATAGCCTGGGTGGGGGTCTGGCCCGATTGCCCTTGCGCGTAGTAGACTTGATCCGGGTCGTTATGCACGTTCACCGTGCCGGCCGTCGAAGCGGCCAAAATCCCATCCTGTGCCCCCAAAATCTGGGTGCCCGTGGCCGTGGCCGGAATCACATTGCCATCGGTTTCGATCTCCACCGCATCGCCGATAAAAAAGGCGGTGCCGTTGGACGCATCGACGGAATAGGGATGGGTAGCGAGTATGGGTCCGAAGCACGTGAACCCATGCGGGGTATCCGCATTAGCCATAAGTTACCTTCCTTGTAGGCGGGCCGCCTTACAAGGATCGACGACCCTGTTGATCTTGAAAGTGGAAATACCCGTCCTCGCGAGTATCTTTGGGTCCGATATTACCCTTTTGTAGCCCCCGATCCACCGAGTCGGCCACCTGTTGGGCGGTGGCTTTGTCGGAGCCTTGGGCCAGCATGGAATCGTAGGCTTTCTGGGCCGTATCGGAACGGTGTCCCTGCCCCCCGCCGGGACGTTCCTCGGCGCGGGAGCGTAAGTTATTGTCGTTGAGCTGGCGCTTGATCTGTGTTCGTTTGGCCACCAACTCTTTGGGCATAACCGCCAAAATCATCTCATTGGCGCGCACGGTGCCGTCTTCGGTGGAGCGTTGGGCGGCCAGCGTGTCTTCGTGCTCGGGCTTATACTTGGGAAACCAGGCGCCCTGGTTTTTCCAGTAGCCGCCCTTGTTGGGATCCACCCACCGCAAGACGCCCCCTTCGGCTTCCGCCTCGCGGCGGATGTCGTCGGGTACGGCCAGAGCGTTGAACTTATCCCACTCGTCTTTGACTTCCAATCCGATGCGCTCCAACAGGGGCACCTGGGCGTCCACCGGATCGGTGACAATCAAGGTGGGGTCCATGGTACTCTGCTCGTAGGCGGCCTGCGCCTTGTGCTGGTGCGTGCCTCTCAGGTGCGACTTGAACACCTGAGACGGATTGGACTTGGCAGCCTGGTTCCAGCCGCACCAGGGGCATTCCTGGTGCTCTTTGTGTTGCCCAGTCACCCACTCAATAGCCTCGCCGACCAGATCCAAGACTTCGGGCGTGTTGTCGATTTGATCCACCAGTTGTTCTTTAGCCACGGGGCACCTCCCTTTGTTCCTGGGCCTTCAACTTGGCGTCCAGTTGAGCCGAGTCGGCCCCGCGCAAACGCTGAAACATGTTCTTGAGCGCCCCGCCGTCCACCGTGGGTTTGTCTTCTTGGGGCGGTCCCTGACTGGAGCCCGAAGGCTGCAGTGGGTTGGTGGGCGCCTGAAACTGCTGGATGGGCAACTCGCCCGACGTTTGCATCTGGGCGTAGGTCGAGCCGATAAAGTGCTGCACATCGTTGGGGCGGTTGGCCAGATCGGGGTCAGAGGCAAACTGTTGCTGCACCTTCTGGTAAATCTTGGTCGCCCCCTCCTGGTCAATTTGGCCCGAGCGGATCATATTCTGCAGCTGGTTGGGCACGGTCGAGGCCGAGGTAAAGCGGTCCTGAACCTGCTGGTTGCCCTGTTGGACGGCCGTACTCACGTCCTGTTGCGTGGCCACGCCTTTTTTAGCCAGGGCCTGGTCCACGCCCATCTCGAATATCTGGCGGGCATTTTGCCCGTTTTCATCCCGTCCGAACGCATCGTTGAGCAGCCGTTCGGTGGGATCTTCGTCCGGGGCCTGGCCGTTGGAGGCCTGGCCGTTGACGGGGGTCGGGTTGGTTTCCAATTGGGCCTTGAGTTGCTGGTTCTCGCCTTCCAGCCGTTGAATATGGGGCTGGGCTTGTCGGGCCCAATCCGCCAACTTCTGCTTGTCCTGCTCGGCTTGACCCAACTTATCGTTGACCTGCTTGAAGCGATCGTACGGAATAGGCCCTTCTTCTACACCGGCAGACTCCGCGCCGGGAGCGGCGGCCTGTTCCTCGGGGGCCGGGGTCCCCTCTTCTACGCCCGGGGTTACTTCGGACATGTTCTTATGCTTTCGGTTACGACCCGTCTAATACTGCTTGGCCGGGTCTTTCTGGGTGTAGCCCTTCTTCGTCCCCTTGGCTTTGGCTTTGGGGTGGCCGTGGGACTTGGAGGCCTTGGTCGGGTTCTTGCCCGACGAGCTGTGTCCGGACTTCTTCATGGCGTTGATCCTCGAGTTGGCGGACGATGCGTCCGAGTTCAGACTGGGCTCGTTGGGCCTGTTTGACCGTGAGAGCATCCAGCAGGATAAGGGGGCTTTGGCCGTCGGGAAAGGAAAACAGCACGTACGGCCCCTTGTTGAGCGTGTTGCGGGCAATGGTGCGCCGCACATCGGGTTGTAGATTAGCCAGCGGCAAGGGCCACGTCCTCCGTGTGCGGATCCATTTCTTTCTCGAAGTTGAGCAATCTCAGTTTAACGATATCCAGCATTTCCACCTTACCCGCCTGCACGTTGATAGCCGTGATATTGCCCTCTCTTGCGCTGGCCTTCAGGTTGTATTCTTCCTTGCGGCCCATTTCCTCAAAGGCGTGGCACAGATGCTGCCAACACGGATTCGTGACAAAGTCTTTCTGTTCTCTCGCGCTGGGCATTAGACGGGTCCAATTTGGGGCGAAGGGGAACCGGAGGGGGGTTGGCCGTTGGTGGGCAATTGGCCCATTTGACCGGCCTGGTCCACATTGGTCAACTGCGGTACAATGCGATCCTGGCCGCCGGGTGTAGGGGCGGCGGCGGCGGGCGGTTGGCCCGTAGCCCCTTGCTGCATAGCTTGGGCCTGTTGCTGGGCCTGCATGGTCTGTTTTAGCTGTTGGGACTGCGTATGGAGTTGGATATGGGCCAGGTGGCCAGCCTGATTGGGCTGGCCCATAGAGATATAGGCGTCCGAGCCCAGGTGGGCAATACTTTCCGTTATGTGCTGCTGGTCGTTATCGCTGGGGTGGACGGGGGCGGGTAAGTCCACCCCATACACCTGCTGGTCCATCTCGCCGTTCTCTTCCGCCTGGTCCTTGGCCACGCCGGGACCGATGGCGGATTTGGGACCGATGAAGCGTTCGGGTTGGGAGATATCGCCCGCTTCAATGTGGAAGCGGGTGGCTTCCCACAAGCGCCCCAAGTCCTGGGCCATAAGGGGGTTCCACTGAGCCAACTCCATGAGCAGTTGGCCCTGCTGCTGCCGAAGCATAGACGAATAGGTGCCCTGATTGGACCCTAAGCGGAAGTCGTATTCGCCCCGCATCCTCAGTTCATCCCGCGTCAAGCGTCGGGTCAGGGGGCCTTCTTCGCCCTGCAGGCGCAGGATACGGTGCTCGGGGCCGTACTGCAATTCCATGTTGTAGACCAGGCGGCACAGGCGAGAAAAAGTTTCCGCATCCTGAGAGACTACATTCTGGGTGCGGGCCAACGCTTCTTGCTGGGTGCCGACAAAGCCGGTGGCGTGGCGGGCAGCGGCCCCCTGGGTGGGGGATATGCCCAAAAACAGATCCGTGACCCCCATGACCCGTTCGATCAGGGTGTAGAGGAGTTGTTCTTCCTGGTAGAAAAAGGAGGTAACGTTCTGCAGTTGGGGAAAGGCCACGTCGTTGATGTTATCGACGGGGACGCCCTTGAGCGGCTTGAGTTCAATGTTTTCGGGGTTGATACCGGAGGTGGAGACAAAGAAGAAGAAGGGCATGTTGGTGGCAAAGCCCACATCCATCCTCATATTGTGGATGGTGTCCAGCTCGGCCGACAGGTGCTGGGCAATTTCCATCACCCCCAGCGAATACCACCGCACCCCGACGGGCTGGTAGTGCCACTCTAAGAGCGGCCGTTCGCCCGTCCACACAATATCGGACAGGCGATACGCACCCAACAGCACCCGGGGACGGCGCGAGAAGAAGAAGACGCACTCTTGATCTACGTCTTCTCCGTCCGGCCCTTCGACCAGCCAGGGATGAAAGGCACAGATGGTCTCAAATTCGGGGTTGCCCGCCGTGCCCCTCCGGTGCACCCCCCGGGCATTGCGCTCTCTCCCTTCAAAGCGGTCGTGTAACTGGGAGGCAGATTGGTTGGAGGTGCCCGATTCATTGATGGAGCGGTCCTGGGTCGGTTGCTGCTGCTTCCACCAGTCCTTGTCGTCCTGTTCCCCTTCTATATAGGTATAGGTCGATTCTTTCTTTTTCCAGATCAGGTTCAAGTCTTCCCAACTGCGCAAGAAAACCCACGGCGCGCCGTTGGGGTTCGACGGAGAGCGGGGTTGCAGGTTAATGCCCGTGGTTTCCCCCGTCACCACGTCGTCCCAATCCTGCGGTTCGATCACGGGGCCGTGATACTTGATCGTTTCGGCCCACTCAATGTCCTGGGGCACCGCTTCGACCGGCTTGCCTTCTTCGTCCAGTTGGAAGGTCTGGTCCGGGTTGACCATGAAGGCGGGGGGGCCGGATTGATTGAGTTTGCGGTGGACGTGCATGTCCTTGACGTAGGAGAGCAAGGCCACAGAAAAGCCGTGAATGCCGCGCAGGCGCGAACAGCGGGACCAGATCATGCGGGCGTTCATGCGCTTGGGCTGGAGGTGCCAGTCGATCAGGTTAGAGGCATGGCGGAAGGCGTCCTGGTCGTCGTCTTCTTCGGCCTGGCCGCCCACCAACGGTGTCTGGCCCCACACGGTGGAATCCAATCGCACGCAGATAGAATCGACCAGCCAGTAGGAGGCGGGGATATGCAGGTCGGCCGAGCCCTCCCAGGGACCCTGGCGCGGACCCACGTCGCCCCGGAACATGGCGTCGTAGCCTTCGTGGGTGGTGCGCCACTTCTCACGGTCTTCCACCTGGCCGTTGTAGAGATCCGTCAGGTGCGACAGGATCTCTTCCTTTTCGGCTGCAGACAGATTTAAGGGTACGGGATCGGGAAATAATTGGGCCATAGTATGCTCTTGGTGGGGCAAATGCCCCTACAAGAGAGCGTACTACCCCATGTTGGCACATGTCAAGCGTTTTTTACGGTCGGAGGGAGGCTCCAGGCCGTATTTGTAGCACAGCGTCTTGAAATAAAAGTTGTTGTGCAGGCCCAGGGCGCGCATGGCGTCCTGGTTGGTGTAGTACATGCGGCAGACGCGCTGGAGTTGGTCGGGGCCAATGGACGATTTACTAGTCATCAATCAGACCTTCGTCTTTCAGTATCGTTATCACCTGGTCCCACACCCCGGCGCAATGGAGCAGATAGCGGGCCGTCTTCTTCACGTCGTGCTCATCGTAGGACTGGAACAAATCAGAGCGCCGGTCGCCCACTTCGGGCGGGGTGGGCAGATCCAGCAGGCCCTGCAAGGCTTCGTAGAGCACATTGATACGCCACTTCTTGTCCGGCTGGATGACGGGGGCCTCCGTATGGTCTTCCTGCCATTGATCCTGCGCCAGATCGGCTTGAGACCAGTCTATTCTATTATATAAGGCGTCCAGGGTCATCAGTAGCCCGTGATGGGGTTGGGTTGGTGTTGGTGGGGCTCGGCGGTGGGCCGGACGTAGTGGGGAGACCGATCTAGCCCAGAGCACACGCGCCACAGGGCCGCTGCCGCCCGTTCCTGGCCTCGGGAGACCCCTTCCTGGGTGGCCTTCACGTTCAGGTCGGCCGGAAACACCAGGCGGGGGGTGGTGAGGCCTTCTTGATCGATTAATTCGCGGTCTTTGCCCGGATCCCGGGCCAGGGTGGTCAGCAAGCGTTCCAGGCCCTGGTGTACGGTTTGTTCGTCCAGGGAAGCCCCCAGCTTCAAACCGCAGGTGGTGTCGAAGTCCTGAAAGGTGGGCCACAGGTGGCGGGCCGCGTCGGGGTGGGCTTCGTGGGTGTAGCGGGTCAAGCCGTCTAAATTACGCAGGGCCAGGGCCAGGTCGGCCGGGGCGTCGGGGCCGTAGAGGGTGTCCGCCCGGTAGCGGTCTTTCAAGGGAATGGCCGCTTCGCCCACCAGGTGGGCCGGGGTGACGACGGCTTCGTCGAGCACCACAAAGACGGACTCATGGTGGTCGCGGTGCTCAAAGTAGCGTTCGCCCACCACGCACAAGTGAGCCATGGTGTCCCAGGCTAACCCCAATCCAATGCGCCTAAACTCCAGCTCAAAGGTATCGTGGCCGGCGACAGCCTCGTCCAGCAACCACAGGCAGGTCAGACCCAGGGCCGACGGGTTGGTGGCCAGGTGTCTCATCGGAGGATCCGTTGGGCCATAGCCTGATGGATGGCGGACAGGTCCACCTGCTTGGCGTGGGCGCAGGGGTAGGTGGGATCGACCCAGACGCCGTTGTGGGCATGAAAGAAAAGGAAGTCTTCCCCCTGCAAAGTGCCGTCTTTTTTACGGGTGAATTGGAAGGGGTCTTCGGGTAAGGCTTCCACAAAGCGGCGGGTCATTACGATACAGCCCAAACCCGCGGCGGCGGCGTGGAAGGGTTCGGGGGGCCAGGTGGGGGTGGGCTTAATCGCGTAGGTGGGGTAGCCTTCGTCGTCCGTGCCCGTCTGATCGTAGACGTGCCAGTAGAGGCCCAACTCCAACTTGAAGCCTTCGTAGACACCCGACACCATTTGGCGCTCGGCGTCCAACCGGTCCAACAGGCCCGTGTGCACGGGGGGCACCACGTCCGAGTCGATCATCCACAGGATATCGCAGTCGGAGTCCAGAAACAGACGAATGATATTGTTGCGCCCTTCGGCAATGCCCCACCCGGCCGTATAGAGGATATCGGCGTCGAAGGTGTACTGGTCGGTGTCGCGGGGCACGTGGTGGAGCCATTTGGTCAGGGGGCGCACCACGGTGTCGACGGTGGGGATGCGCAGGTAGACGGATTGGGGTGAGGTGGGAGCATCGTGGGGGTGGCCCCATCGCTCACCCGTGGCCGCGCAATGACCCCCTTCATGCCCGATGGGCAACATGCAAGTGACAGGGGGCTTTGAATCTATATTTAAATGGGCACATTTAGACTGAGCTTCTACGCCCGTATGGTGGAAGGCCTGTTGTTCTCGGTGGGTAGGCGACCCGAATCCGGTATCGTTCATAGGTTTATCTTTATCTTTCCAGTAATAATGAACGGTGATTTCATGGTTTCCATCATGGTCCCGATCCAACAGACATTGATGAGAGCGAACCAACAAGGGCTCGATCTCGTGTTGGGCTTGGCACCGCTCGGGCCGGTCGGCATAGATCACGGCAGGCTCATCAGGGTGCGGACGTGGGTGGACGAATCCCAGGCCGGATGCCAGGTGTGGCCCACTTCCTGGGTGGCGCCCCACAGGGCCATGGCGCAGGCGACGACGCCGTCGATTTGGCGGGATTGCTTGGATTTGACAATGCGCCACCCCCGTTCGCCGTGCTGGGCGTTGGCCGCGGCAAAATGGGCGCGCAAGTCGGGGTCGGACGGGAGCATGACGGTGCGGTTGGTGCAGTGGTCGTGGAGCGTGTTGGAGCAGGGGAGCATCATGGTCTGCTGATTCACTTCCACCAGGATGTCTTCGTAGCCCAACTCGATCAGGCGCTGCTGCGTGGCCGCCATCTGGTAGGGGTCGTAGAGGAGGCCAGCCACCCGATACTGCTTGAGGATATCGAACAGGGCCGGTTCCACCTGATTGAGCAAATCCACCGGCGCGGGCCAGATGGCACTGCCGTAGACACAGAAGACCTCGTCCGAGCGGCGATAGACGCCCAAGAGGGCCGACGAATCGCGCCGGGTGGCCAAATCCAGACCCAGATAGAGGACGGGGCTATCCAAGGCCGGTCTCCTTGATCAGGGCGGGCAGGCGAGTCTTAAACTGCGGCCCGTGCAATTGGCGGTGGCGGATGATATCCTGGTAACTGGGCGCTTCGATCAGGCCCCCGCGCACCTGTTCGATCTTCTCCAGGTGCAGATCGGCCCAGCCGTTCTCGGGGATATTGACCATTTCAGGCGCTACTTGCGTCTGCTGCCCCCGCCACCGGGTCCCTTCGGCCCACCACAAGTAGCCGGTCAAGTAGACTTGCCCGGCCAGGGAAACCACCGAGCCCTGATAGCAAAAGACCTGGGGGGGGATAGGCAGTCCGTCCGAGGCCGAGCCCACGATCTTATAGAAGGCGCCCTGTTCCAGTTGAGAAAGGCGCGTTACGGAAATCAGGCGAATCGAGGGCATGGTCTATATATATAATAAGGAATAGTAAACTCAGTCCGGACGGTAGTAATACTGCTTGTTGTGGCGGTTTTTCCCCGTTTGCCGCAGGCGCCGGCAGTGGGCCAGGGCGGCGTGGGGGTACTGGGTGCGGCCCTGGTCGTCGGTGAGCAGGGGCTCGATCAGGCCTTTGCGGCGCCAGTACTTGAGCGTTTCGCGCGGGATGCCCGTTTTAGTGGCCAGTTGGGTCAGGGTCATGGGCGGTCGATCACGGCCAGCACGTCTTCGTCGCGCAGGACAAACAGGGGCCGTCCGTCCACTTCGGTTTCCGTGCCGGCGTAACGGGCCACCACCACGGTGTCGCCCGTTTTACACGTCATGGGGAGACGGTGGCCGTTCTCGCGCTTTCCAGGGCCACACGCGATCACCGTGCCCAGGTCGGAATTGCCCCGGGCCGTGTCGGGGATGACAATACCGCCTTCCGTCATATCGTCGGCGGGCTCTTTGTGGACCAGGACGCGGTCGGACAAAGGTTTCAGGTTCATGGATGCTCCTTGCAGAGGGTGAGTTCGGGTTGGGCCAAATCGCGGGACACGGCTTCGATAAAGTCGTGGATCTCGCGCTCGGCGGTGAACAGGGTGTGATACAGCGATACGGCCTGAACGGCCAGATCGTCGGGCACCTGATTGATGGGGTAGGCGTCTTTGAGCACCTGGGTGAGCGAAGAGCCCAGTTGAGACAGATCGGTAGAGCGGCCGCCCACTTCGTAGGGGGTGGTCAACCAGCGAGGGTGGGGCAGGGCGTGAAAGTGCTTAAAGTGGGTCACAGGGACACCTTGTATTCCTTATGTACGTACTGCTCATACTCAGGCTTGACCGTCTCCACTGCTCCTGCTGCTGCTGGCGCATGGTGTCCAACTGCTGCTGGGCTTGTTGGTAGGCGTTCATGGGGACCACCCTTCCACGGCTATATAGGGGCATTTGGCCTAAATTGGTCACAGGTGAATTACTATGCCGCGATTTGAGAGCCCCCCAGGCCACATTTGCCCGGAATGTGGCCTAAATCGGTCAATATTGCTTAAAATGTGGCCTGATTCTGCATGGGGGCGGTCTATTTCTACCCCAAATATAGCCTCCTGGGACCTGGGGAGCAAGTACTTTGTGTGCGCCGGGGGCGTAGGGGGAGCGCCCGGGGGGGTCCTACTTGCAGGAAGGCCACTCGTGGGGCAGGGGGCCTTGCTCCTGTGTGCGACGGTACTTGTCCGCCACCTGATAGCATATGCGGCAATGTCGCTGGCCGCACCGGCCCAACGGAGTGCCCTTATTGAAGTTACGTGCTGGTGGGTGCCCGTCAGTCCAATGATCCCACAGGGCCTTGCGGCGTCTGCGTATGCGCTGGGCTGCCAGGGTGTGATAGCGGTGCATAGGGGTAATATACGGCCCTGTGTCTGTGGGGGCAACCACTGGGGGACTGTGGGGGCTATGGGGGTATGCCGTGGGGGAATACAGGTAGGGTCCCCCATATTCACCCCCTCTCTCAAGCCCACCCCCCGTCTGTGGGGGCGGACCGGTGCCCGCCTGTGCCCCTGCCCACCTGTGCCCTGCCCGCCTGTGCCCCTGCCCGCCTGGGCCCGTGCACCTATGTGCAGTGGGGTCACGGGGTTACGGTGCTGCCGGCCGGCGGCCTGTGGGCGCTGCTGCACGGGGCCGGCGCTGCTGGGCACGGGGCAGCCATGTATAGCCCATGTATACCCCCCCCCTAT